TGTACCACCACGCCGCGTTGCTCGGCAGGTTGAGCAGGGTCGCCATTCCAGCCGGGCGAGACGCCGGCTGTGCTGCAAAGTTGCCGCCGTCTGCCGTTCCGAAGTTCGCTGCCATCTGTTGTTTCTCCTTACGCACGAAGGCGTGCCCGTACCATAAGCACGGACACGCCTCGGCGCTAGGCAGAGCCTAGCAGACCATCACAGGTCGCTGACGATCCCAACGCCCTTGAGGTCTTGGAGCTCGGAGACGCCGAGGAACGAACTGCCGATCACCTTCGTGAGTCCGGAGGCCGCGTCACGCTCCCACTCGACCGCCACGGGGGCGCCGGCCGGGATGATGACGCCGCCCGCCGCCGCGATGGGCGCCGGGGTGCCGAGGGCGTAGGCGATCGCGCCGTTTCCAAGCATCATGCCGCGGTAGTCCGCGCCCGCGTTTGCGGTCGGGATGTAGGACGACACGTGGACGTTCACGCCGAAGAGCTTGCCCTTGTAGGACGAGCCGAGCGCGCTGGTCTGCTCCTGGTTCGCCGCGATGTACTGACCCGGGCCCGTCTCCGCGCGGAGGCTCGACATCAGGTCATTGTACTGTTGGGGATGAAGCACGACATCGTACTCGCCCATCACGCTCTGCAACTGCAGCGCGAAGATCGCGCTGTACATTGTGTCCGTGGTCATGTCCACGCCCGTGCTGCCGACCTGCGTGGAGAAGCCCGAGGACAGGTTGCACGCGAGCTGGTTGAAACGGCCGTTGAAGGCCGACACCATCGCGTTGGACAGACCCTCGAGGTCCACGCCGCCCGGCACGGAGTTGCTCACGCGAGCGAGGTCCGTGAGGTCGTAGCGCAGCGCCTGACGAGCCACGACGACCGTAGCGGCCGACGAGGTGATCGACGTGTTCGAGACGCTCACGCCGTCGCCGGGGGCGCTCATGATGTCGGTCCCGTTGAGGCCGACCACGGGCACCTGGATGCTGTCGCTGCCGGTGCCGTTGACCGACCCGACGTTGAGGAAGCACGGGGCATTGCGGAGGCTTCCGGTGTCGGCGAGCTTCAGGACGATGGACTGGTAGAGAACCGCAGCGACGCGGGCGTTGCCGTCAAGAGCGGCAAAGTCGATGTTGGCCATAGTGGCCTCCTAGATAGGTTCGAGGTTTGCCGCGCCTGTCGCTTTTTACGGGAGCTTGCCCCGAGCGCGTGGGGGATGTCCCCCACGCCTACGGTAAGCCTACCGGTGACAGAATGTCAAGGCGTGGAGAGCGCGGCCTTGATGGCTGCGGCGTTCGCTCGGAACTCTGCGGGCGAGAGGCGCATGATGCTCTCGGGCGTCCACGCCGTGGTGGCCGGAGGCGTCTGCGTGACCGTGCCTGCGTTCGTCTTCGGCATCGCCGTGGTCACGGGTGCCGGAGGAGCTGCTGGAGCTGCGGGCGCAGCTTCAGGCAGGTAGGCACGCACTGCCTTCGGGAGGGCGTCCTTGTTGCCGAGCCACTCCGCGAGCGGGGGACGTCCCTCGCTGGGGAGCCGGCTGTAGGCGTGTTGTACGTAGTCGATACCCTCGGCATCAGTGATGCCAGCCGCGGCGATCTCGCGCTCAGTGCGGAGCGCCTCGCGCTCGGCCTTGCTCGCGGCCTTGACCTCCTCGATCTGAGCCCGGTACTTCTCGGCGCTCTCCGCGAGCGGGGTAAGCTCGCTGACGCGCCCCTCGAGCTCCTTCACGCGAGCGATGAGCTGCCGGATGCGGGCGCCCGCTCCGTTGTCGCCGGCCTCTGCCGTGGTCGTGGTCGTGGTCGTGGTTCCTTCCTCGGTCATTCTTCCTCCTCGCGTGCGGCTTGCACGCGCTCCCAGACTGCTAGTTGTCGACGCGCCCACGCACGACCAGGGGCACCGCCCCAGAGGTCCCACGCGATGCGCCCGGCGCTCGGATATTGCGGGTGTCCTGGTCGTGCGGCCGGCGCCTCGAGGTCCACCTCGTGACGCTCGAAGTACGCGACCATGCGCTTGATGGTCTCGATGCTCACCACGTCGCGGCTCGCGAGCTGCGACGCGCGGCGTGCACCGACCAGCGTCCCGCCTCGTCCGTACTTGCGCCGGTTCTCGAGCCCGCGCTTCGCGACTGCTGCAACCTCGACGGGTGCGCGGAGCTCAAAGCCCATAGCGCGCTCGTCACGCAGGAAGCGCCGATACACCTCGGGGTGCTCGCGCTTCAGATAGTCGCGCTGCCTGTCGCTGATGAACGGCATCAGGTCGTCGCCTCGTCTTCTTCCACGTCTTCGTGGATCTCGACCTCTGCCTCGACCTTCGGGCCGAGCCCGAGGTAGCCGCGCGCCTCGCGGAGGCTCTCGATGACCGCCGCCACGACGGCCGCGTTTGCCTCGTCCAGGTCGAGAGCGGCGAGGGCCTCCTCGGCCGCGTCGAGTTCCTCGGCCACTTCATCCATCGCCTCTGCGTGAGCAGGGGATACATCGGGTGCGGCCGTCGCCGGCCGTCCTCCTGTTTCTCCTTCTTCAACGGCCGGCGGCGTGCTCTCCAGCATGCGGGCCTCTGCCGCCTTAGCAAGGGCGATTTGCTCGAGGCGCGCCACGGCGTCCTCGTGCGTCATCGACCCGAAGAGGCGCAGCGCCTCGACCTTGTCCATAAGGCCGGCCTCCATCATCTCCATCGCGTGCGTGCGGCGAGCCTGCATCTCCTCAGGCGAGAGCGGGATCTCCCGGTACATGACCGAGTAGCCGCCCTCGGGGAACTGCGACCCAGTGGCCCTGTTGTACAACGCTGCCGAGATCGCGACGAGGCGCTCGTCCGCGTCGCGCTGCTGAAGGATGTACTTCCTCTGTGCCGTCCGCTTACCCTCGGAGGACAGACTGATGGCGTAGCCGCTCTTGGCGCTCCCGCTCGTGCGCTGGAGCTCGCTAGGCGAGAGGCCCGCGTCGGTGGCGAGGCGATGGGCGATAGCCGCGATGGTCGCCTCCAGCTTCTCCACGTCTGCCGACGCGTCGAACTGTCCAACCTGTGGCTGCTGTTCCATCGCCGCGTCGAGCATCAGGATCGTCGTCGGGTCGGTCACGACCTCGACGCGCTGCCCGCGTGTGCCGCCGTCGACCATATCGGAGCCAGCCACACGCACGCCGATAGCCCATCGCTGCGGGAACGACGCATCACGAAGCGTGTGCGCGAGGAAGCTGTAGTACACCGCGAGGTTTAGGGAGCCTTCATAGAGCTCAATGCCGTTGAAGGCGTCGAACAGTCGGTCTCCGTAGAGGCTCGCGTGGTAGAGCACGACCGGCAGAATCGGCGTGCCGTCTGCGCGACGGTACGGGTACGCCTCGCCCGAGTAGGTGGCACCGAGCACCTCGAAAGTCACGTCCTCGCCCATGCCGCCGTCCTTCGCCACACGCACCGTGTAGGAAGGGTTCGCCGGGTCGCGAATGTCCAGCACGTCCCAGAGCCACACAACCTCGCCGCGGAAGTGACGCAGTCGGATCTCTGCGTACGCCAGGGGGACGGTAGGCCGGCTAGGGTCGGCCTCGGCGATGGTCATATCGGGCGAGACAGGCCGGTACGTCAGTCGGTTGTCCTCGACGTCGATGCGCATCCACATCTCGCGGAGCGCGATGACCATGCTCTGAAAGCGAGACATTTGCGGCCAGAGGCCGGCACGCGCGATGAGCCCGTTAGACCCGCACAGCGCGTCGACCGCTCCACCGGCCGTGTTGTGGGAAACGTCCGGGGGGGCGTCATATAGGGTGGCTAGCTCAGTAGCCACGACTTTAAACGGGTTGCTGCTTATGTCACTCACCCCCCAGGCTTGCCGGCGCGTGCTGCCCAGCTGCATCTGAAGCCGGTCCTCGAGGAGGCGCTGCCAGCGTCCCTCCATCAGCGCACGGCGATGCCGGGTGTGCTCCCAGCGCGCGGCCTCGTCGGGGTTACTCGGCGCCGGCGGCTGCGGCATCTTCGTGTAAGCGTACATGGACCCCCCGTTAGCCCAGCCTTATCGCGGTCGGCTGGTATAGGCGCCTAGTATACAGTTCGAGCGTGTAGCGCAGCGCGTCGATGCTGTGCTTGTGCTCGCTCGCCTCGCGGCCGTCGAACTTCTGCAGGTCATCGATAAGCCCGCGGCACCGCGGGTTGATGCTGAAGTCGTTGCGGAGCATCGCCGCGCTCAACACCCGGTAGCCTTCGAAGACCGACCCGCGAGGCTTGTACGCCGTATGGATGCGGAAGGGCAGGCTCCCGGTGGGGAGCTTGAGCGCGCGCTCCATCGAGGACATCAGCATGGCGTTTGACTTTAGGCTCCCGTTGCGCCTGCCGTACACCTTTCGGTCGCCTACCCACCGATCCACGTTCTCCCAGCGCAGCCCGCATCGCTTCAGCATCGCGAGGAGCGCCGCGGCGTCCTGGTCGGGCGTGGTCATGCCGTCCGAAACGATCTGGTCGAGCACCCAGATTTTCGGGTGTCCCTCTCCGCCGTCGCGGACGAGCGCCGTCAAGACGGCGACCTGCGCGCCGGCCTCGGTGCCGTGGTCGATGCCTACGCCGATAAGCGCCTCGCCAGCCGGCACATCGGCGCGGACGTGCGTAGTCGGGTCGAACATTTTGAACACGCGACCCTCGACCCATCCCGAGTCCCACTCTCCGTGAATGCGCTGGGCGCGCTCCTGGGGGAGCACCTGCCCCTCGAGCTTCTCGATGTCCTCGCGCGTAAGCAGAGGACGCCCGCCGATGGGCGTGGTGTTCTCGACCGTGAGCGGGAAGTGAAGGTCCTGCACGACCTGCTCCTCGACCAGCTTCTTCAGCCACCCGAGGGGGAGCCCGATTGGCGTAAGCGTGATTGCGATGCGTCCTCGCTGGCGAAGCACGCGTGCCGCGAGCTCGGACCAGATCTCTTCGGGCGGGGGCTCGTCGATGAGCACGTAGTCAATGGTCGAGCCCGCCAGCGCGAGCGCGCCCTGGTTGACCGTGCGGATGCGAAGGACCGATCCGTTCCGGAAGCGGACCACGGGTGTGCGCCCACGGAAGCCCCTCCCGGGGGTGTATTCGCAGTCTGGATCGATGGCGTCCTTAGGGAGCAGTTGCCAGAGTTTCGCCTGTACCGACAGGCTCTGCTCCCACGACACGACCACGACCCACGCCTCAATAGGCGCGGCCTTGACCAGCGTGTACGGGTGCGACCCGAGGCACCGATAGATGCAGTCGGC